AAGACCCGTGGCGAAGATAAAAAGGGTGAGACGATACAAACTCTTATCGACAAGTATTTCGACGAAAATAACTTATTAAAAGACCGAAGATGATTATAAAGAATATACCCCTTGCTGAATTAAAACCAAACCCCTCAAACCCTCGAGTAATAACTGAGGTTATGTTGTCGAAACTTGAAAAATCAATAATCGACTTTCCTGAGATGTTAAACGTCCGTCCCCTAATCATATCCAAGGACAACACAATCTTAGCGGGTAATATGAGACATAAGGTCTTATCCAAGTTAAACTACGAAACTGTCCCTTGTGTGTATGCCGAGGAACTGACCGAACAAGAACAGAAAGACCTACTAATTAAAAACAATCTGTCCTATGGTGAGTGGGACTGGGAAGACATCATCACAAACTGGCAGTTAGACTCCGTAAAGGAATGGGGGTTAGATATTCCTGGATTTTATTTTGATGATGACGAAGAACCTGATTTTGAGTTCAACGAAGAATTGAACCGAATTAAAGCCATCGGTATTGTCCTTCAAAAAGACCACTATATTAGAATGCTCGATGAACTAAACGCTATCGTCCGTCGTGAAGACCTCGCTGACTATAGTGATGCTGTCCTATTCTTAATCAACAAATATGAAAACAATTAACGTCGAAAGAAAAAACATAGACTTCAGTGACTATATCAAACGTTCCGCTCTCAACGGTGACGTAACAACTTTAATAAAGGAAGACTGTATTATCGTTGTCGATGGTGTCCCTACGGTATACTACTCAGTATTACCCGCTGATGTATTAAAGAACATTCGTTGGGCTGTAAAGAACATAAAATACGCAACAGGAAAAAGAACTCAGGGTCTTTTATCTCAGTCCAAGATATTCGGTTATTCCCCTCGTAACCCTATGAGACACGACTACTGTAATATTACCTCTATGAGTGAGACCGAAGGTAAACAACACGCGGTCATAACTGAGTTCGGTAAGGTATTGACCGACCACTACAAAAACTATATGCCGACCAGCTTCGAAGCTCACGAAAAAGTTGTGGTGGAAAAAGTCAATCCTGACTGGGTTATGAGTGGAACTCCCTTTACCTCAGGTATTGTAAACAAGAACAACCCCCTCAAATACCACTTAGATTCTGGAAACTTCAAGGGTCTTATGTCGAATATGTTGGTGTTGAAAAAAGATGTTGACGGTGGTTATTTAATAATCCCTGAGTTAGACCTCGCCTTAGAATGTCCCGATGGAGCTTTAGTAATCTTCAACGGTCAAAACATTCTCCACGGGGTTAGTCCAATCGAATACACAAACAATAAGGCCTATCGTTATTCTGTCGTTTACTATTCCTTAGAACAGATGTGGAAGTGTGAACCTCTCGATGAAGAGATAGCCCGTATCCGTAATGTGAAGATGGAACGTGAGAATAAGAGGTTAGACCCCGAACATATTGAAAAACTAAGACAAGCTGTTTATGGCAAGTAATCTATTCTATCTTTCAAACTCCAAATATGGTGGGTGGGTGTCTTTCAGTATCCACCTATCCTATCTCCTCAAACAACATCTTAACAAGGTTAGTGAAACAGGGATAGGTAAAGGTGACGTGGGGTATGGAATTAAATACAAGAACGTTCCCCTTGGTGGACTTAAACTAATGGAGAACAAACTAATCCTCGCCTTAGATAAAAAACACCGAGAGTTCTTACCATATTTCAAGGGTTCGTCAATCGTAATCCACGACCCAACCGAGTTAGACACTGAAGTATTAAAGTTCCTTGAAAGTTGCCCTCAAGTCCTGACAATTCGTCAGTCCGTAAAGGAACACTTAGAAACACTCGGTATACCCTCCACCTTTCTACAACACCCTTTCTACGAATACAAAAAGACACCACAAGAAACACTTGGTAAGGCTGTCTCCTTGTCTCGTGTCGACTATGATAAGAATACAGAACTAATCGTCCAAGCCAATAACCTTGGTGCTGGCGTTGATATATACGGAGCGAAAAATCCGTTCTACTATTTTCATAAATTAAAACCCCTTGGCTTCGATGACTGGTATAAGGGGGAATACAGCAGGTCTTTCAAATCTCATTCAAAAATGTATGGTGGTTATGAATACCTTGTAGACCTTTCAACTATTAAAAACGATGGTGGAGGAACACAATACACATTCTTAGACGCTGACTACTGGGGTCAAACCATAATTCTACATAAGAACTGGATTACTGAGAACTCAATATTCCGTGACGGTGAGAATTGTTATGTTGTCTCCTCCCCTGAAGAACTTGTCGAAGCCCTAAACAAACCAAAACTTAAACCAAACATAATGACCACAGACAATCAAAACTGGATTAAACTACTCAAATGATATCACAACAACAAGAACAGTTTTTAGACGTATTAGAACAGTCCCTCGGTATAGTGAGTGTTGCCCTTCAAAAGACAGGAAACTCTCAGGAGGAATACTCCAAATGGTGTGAGAACATATTCTTCGTCAACCGTATAAAAAAGATTGATGAGGTCTGTGCTGATTATGTTGAAAACCAACTCCTTCGTCAAATACGAGAGGGGAATACTCAAGCAATAACATTTTATTTAAAAACCAAGGGTAAGTCCCGAGGATACAATTAACACTATGGGAAAGAAAGCAAAAGAACACCGAAAAAAAGTGAAAGCTCGTAACGAAAGAATGAAAGGTGAAGAACGAGCTGTTGAAAAACTAAGAAGACAAATCTTCGAGGAAGCTAAACAACGTTATTTAGACGAACAAGAAAACAAAAAACAAGAACTATGGAACACAAATTCGAAATAGAAGATGATGATTTACCTATTGACCCTCCTGCGAAAAAGATAGGTCGACCAAAAGGTTCGTTCAAAAAGAAAATGAACGAGGCCGAAAAACGAGTATTCTTAACCGAATCGATAAGAAAGATATTAAAGGAACATATGTCTTACCACGAATACGTGTTGTTCTGTCGTGAACACAATCTGTCCCCCTCTCAAGCAAACACTTACTGGTTAAGAGCATGGGGTGTGGTAAAGAAAAAGTTTGACCTTGAAAGAGATAAACTAATATCAAAACACATCCAAAAGTATTGGGAGATACACGACAACGCAATGGAATCGGGTGACCTATCCAACGCTCGTCAGGTCTTAAACGATATTGCCAAACTCCTTGGTATGAACGAACCTGATAAGGTAAGTGTTAGTGGTCAATCAATAAAACTGAACTTCGGTATTGATGAGTAACACAATTGAAGTAATAGGTTATACTCCTCACCCTGACCAGAGATTAAAACTCAACAGAATAGTAAACGAACCTCACAAGTTCATTACGTTAATTACTGGTCGACAATGGGGTAAATCCGTAACGGGTCAAAACCTAATTCTTAAATGGGCTTTAGAAAATCCAAACTCAATCTGTATGTGGGTTAGTCCTGTCTATGCCCAAGCCAAAAAGGTCTTTACTGAGATGTCAAACTCTCTCGGTAATGCCAGTCTTACAACTGACGTAAATAAGTCCGACCCCTTCATTCGTTTCATCAACGGGTCAGTCCTGTATTTTCGTTCCGCAGAACGTCCCGATACACTCAGGGGTTATACCCTCGACTATCTTGTCTGTGACGAGGCCGCCTTTATTAAAGATGAGGTGTGGAATACAGTATTAAAACAAACCGTAATGGTTCGTGGAAAGAAAGTATTGTTTATCTCAACTCCAAAAGGTAAGAACTGGTATTACAACCTCCATCTTCGAGGACTTGTGGAAGACCAGCAAACTTACCTTACCTTACACGGAACATCTTTTGATACTCCCTTCATCTCAAAAGAGGAACTTGACGAAGCCAAGTATTCCTTACCTGAGAACATCTACAAACAAGAGATACTCGCTGAGTTCATCGATGACGGAGGGGAGGTCTTTAGTAATCTGTCTGGTGTCTGTATTCTCGATGAATTACCTAATGTCGTTGCTGGTGAAAAATACTACGCAGGGTTAGACTTCGGTCGAACAAATGACTATACCGTTCTGTCTATTCTTGACTCGAATGGTGTTCTCGTTCATCAGTATCGAGAACGTCAAAAGTCGTGGGACGTGATTATTAGTGAGATGATGGTGCCCCTTCGAAAATACAAACCACAAATCTACGCCGAGATAAACTCAATCGGGGACGTTCTCTACGAACAAATAAGAAAACAGTATCCCCTTATCCAACCGTTCTTAACCAACGCTGACTCAAAACAAAATATGATAGAAGATTTAATAATGGCTATGAACGAACAAAAAATAACCTTGCCAACAAAAGACCTAAATCCTGACCTTTACAGAGAATTATCCGTCTTTACCTATGACTGGTCGCCTCGTTCAAGAAAGGTCAAATACGGAGCTCCTAGTGGGTCTCACGATGACTGTGTAATATCCCTCGCCATAGCCTATCAAACCTTGAAGAAAAAGGTGAGTGCTGGTAAGTATGTAATTCGTTAAACGTGTATAAAAAATAAAAAAATGATATTTCTATATGATGACTAAATCCTATATAACATATGACGGTAAAGAAATTGAAGTGAAAGAACCTACAATCGATGTGTGGAGTAAACTTACTAATTTAAAGGACTTTACAGACAACACAGAGTTCGCCGTAGAACTAATCTCTATTTCAACAGGTCTTTCAAAAGACCAAATTAAAGAACATAAGTGGCTTGAGATATTATCCGTTGCCAACAACCTTAGTGATTTCTTTTTAAATCAGTCCTCACAGTTTCACCGTGAGTTCGAATTCGAAGGTGTTAAGTATGGGTTCATCGATTTAAACAATTTGTCCTTTGCCGAGTTCATCGACATCGACTCGTTCTTAACCAAACCAGCAATTGAACGTCAACGAGAACTACATATCCATATGGCTCTGTTCTATCGTGAAATTGGTGAAGATGGTAAACTTGTAAAGTATGATGGTTCAACAGTTCAAGCTCGAGCCGATAAGTTTAAAGGTCTCCCCATCCGTTACGTAAACGGAGCATTAGCTTTTTTTTTTCGTTTAGACAGGGTATTACGAAGACCTACTCGAAGTTATTTAAAGAACCTGATGATAGCGAAGACACAGAACTTGAAAGAGATGATAGCCAGAGTTTCGCTAAGTTCTGGGGCTGGTATATCGCAATCGTTCAACTGGCTAAAGACGACATTACAAAAATACCTGAGATTTTAGAATATCCCTTAATTTCAGTATTAAACCACTTATCTTATATTGTAGACGTTCAAGAGATTAAAAATCGAGAAATCCAAAAACAAGAGATGAGAAACAAAAGCAAAAGATGATGAGTAACAACACAGGAATATACAATTATAAAAAAATAGCTGACCTATTGAAAAACATAGGAACCTATCACGAACAAATACAATCCTTCGGTATGGGGGATATGAAACAGTTAATGTATTACGTAACTGAAAGATTAAAACAACCAAACGAAGACAGCCTCGGTGCTTACTATCCCCTGATGTTCGTTGTCCCTCAACCAGCAAAAAGTGATGGTCGTAA